AAGAGTACCCTTACCTTCTAACAAGAGGGTGGGGGGAAAAGTCCTTAGCCCTGCTTAAAATGGATAGAATATGGCACAACCAACACTGCAAAGTTATGTTACAGATTGTCAACGGCTTCTGCATGATGCCAATGCTGTATTCTATACAGTTCAAGAATTAACTGACTACATCAATGATGGTCGTGAACGAGTAGCTAGAGATACGGGATGTACACGAAGTTTACAGATTACCCAAGTTCCTGCTAACCCAACTGGACTAACATCGGTTAATCCTCCAATTGCATGGGTTGCTGGTGCAACTGCAACTACTGGTACTTTAGTGTTTTACAACATCTATACTTACACAGTAGTCACTGGTGGTACATTTGCATCGACTCCTCCGCCCTATCCGGGTAATACAGGATATGCACAGAATACCTATCCACCATCTACACCGTTTACGAACGGTACAGTAACTCTACAATATGCTGGTCCAGTAGAAGTAATACCTTACGCTTCATTACCACAAGGTATTAATACGCTTGATATTGTGAACGTCAATATTTATTGGGGTAATACTCGGTATCCATTACTGTATAAACCATGGACACAATTTAACGCAGAATTGCGTTACTGGCAAAACTACGTAGGACAACCGGTTTGTTTTTCCGTATACGGACAACAACAAATTTATTTGTCGCCCGTACCTGACCAAATTTATACATTAGAAATAGATACCGTATTATTAACAACACCTTTGACCAATTTATCAGATACGGAAACACAATTAAATGACCCGTATACATCTCCTGTTGCTTACTATGCTTGCTATAAAGCTAAGTTTAAAGAACAGAGTTATGGTGAGTCTGAGATATTTAAACAACAATATAATCAACAAATACAAGCTGCATTAGCGTCTACATTTACAAGACGGATGCCAAGCCCTTACTTGCCGGTGCTGTAACATGGCACAAAGTCCTGAACAGAAAAAATCGTATCAGGTCATTAAACAGTTCACGACTGTTAATACCAAAGCGAATCGTACAGCAATCAGCGAGTCAGAGTTTTCATGGCTAGAAAATGCGATGCCAATTGGTTACTCAAACCTAAAGATTACAGGTCAACGCTCGGCAGTTACTAATAGTGGCGGTAATGCAGTTGTCTTTTCTGCTAACGTCACCTACTTAAACTCAGTCAATCTAGGATTAGATGATTACATTGTTGCGTTTAAAGATGACGGTTCTGCACAAGCATTTGATTTACAAACAAAAACATTAGTCACAATTGGTAATGCTGGTAAATTTTCTACAAGTGGTATAGCCATAAGTCAGTGGAAAAATCAACAAATGCTGATTATTGACCCGAACAAAGGTTACTATGTCTGGGATGGAAACAATACGGTATTTGTTGGTAGTGTTGGACAATTAGCTTTAATCAGTGGTGGTAGTGGATATACGGCTGCTCCGGGTGTAGTATTGTCAGCACCGAATGATGCTAACGGTATACAAGCAGTTGCAGTATCTACAGTCGCTAATAATGTCGTAACTTCTATTACCTTAACAGAAGCTGGTACTGGTTATACCCAAGCACCAACTGTATCTTTCTTTGGTGGTGGTGGTTCAGGAGCAAGTGCTGTTGCTAGTATTGTGACTTTTGCAACCGGTACAGTATCTATTGCAGTGACCAATCCGGGCGACAGTTATACATCCGCACCCATTGTTAGTATTACGGGTGGTGGTGGAACTAACGCAGCAGCTACGGCAGTGGTGAAAGGTAATGCACTATCAACCATTGTGATGACAAATCCCGGTACTGGATATACAAATTCTGCTAATTTAATAGTATCGCTAAGTGGCGGTGGAGGTTCTAATGCAACTATTGCGGCTACTATTAATAATACTCCTAACGTGGATGTTGCTTCTTTTAGCGGTAGAGTTTGGATTGCTGCTGGTCGGCAAGTGTACTACTCTGCTGCCGGAACATATAACGACTTTACTAGTGTGTCAGCAGGAAACATCATATTAACGGATTCCACACTACATGGAATTTTGTATAAGTTATTGGCAGCAAACAACTTTTTGTATTTATTTGGTGATGATTCGATTAACGTATTTTCTGACGTGAGGGTGCAAACCAATGGTACTACTTTATTCACTAATACTAACGTATCTGCCTCTGTTGGTTCTAAACGACCAGATGCTATATTCCCTTATTTCCGGTCTGTTTTATTTTTAAATGACTACGGTATCTATGCTTTAGTTGGTTCTACAACCTCTAAAATATCAGACCCGTTAGACGGTGTTTTTCCTAATATTGACTTTACATATCCTATCTACGCTGGACAAGTATTAATTAATAATATTCTGTGTGCTGCATTTAACTTTAGATATTATGATGCGGTATTTAGTCAGTCTTACAGATACATTCAAGCGGTATTCTTTGAAAAGAAATGGTTTTTTACTAGTCAAGGAAACAATCTACAGTATGTTACTTCGGCACCCGTAGGCGGTAAAATTAACTTATACGGTACAGACGGTAGTGCTTTGTATCAGTTATATGCCAACAGTACAGCTAACGTATCTAGTATTATTCAGACAGCTTTAATGCCAATGAATGACCCGATACGGGATAAGCAAGCACTCAAGTTTGGTGTAGAGGCAACGACTGGTGGTAACACAACAACAGGTACTGTTTTCACGATTACAGTAGATAGTCAGCAAGGTTCTAGTCCACCGTATACATTACAGAATATTGTGAATTGGACCAACAACGCAGGTGCAACAATTTCTTGGATAAACAACAGTTCTACGGTAATATCATGGTTATATAATACTGGTTATTACTTATATAAGTCAGATGCACAACAGTGGGGTAAATACTTAGGGTTAACGTTGACATCCAACTCTGCATCATTTGTTGTGAATACGTTTGAATTTGAACATGAATTAAGAGCGAGGTTCTAACATGGCAGTCCCATATACATTTGCTACGGCAACATCATCCATACCACTTAGTCAACTTGACTCTAATTTTGCTACTGCTATTACACTTGGTAATACAGCAGTTTATTTAGGTAATACGACTACCAGTATTGGTAACTTAACACTAACAAATACAACTATTTCTAGTGTAGCGGTTACTTTTCCTAACAGTTATTTATCTAATTCTAGTGTAACGCTAGGAACAACCAATGTTAGTTTAGGTGGTACTGCTACTACATTAGCAAACCTTACTTTAAGCAATGTCACTATTACTGGTGGTACTAGCAACGTAACACAGAATTTAGCAAACGTCACAGGTACTTTAGCAGTAGCTAACGGTGGTACAGGACTTACATCTCTCACTACGGGATACATCCCGTACGGAAATGGTACAAGTGCTTTTAGTTCTAGTAGTGGATTAACTTATCAAGGCTCGGCTTTAGCAATTGGTTCTTATTCTGCTGGATATGGTGCTTTACAAGTTCGTGGTGGTTTTGCTTATGTTAATGAAGATGGTGCAGATACACATCAGTTATATTTAAGAAGTTTTTTAAATTCTGCTGGTCCTGCAATACAAGTAGTTTCAAATGACCCATTATTGTTTACAACAAACAACACAGAACGGATGCGTCTTGATTCATCAGGCAATCTAGGACTTGGAGTTACTCCTAGTGCTTGGAGTGGACAAATAGCTTTACAAGTTGGACAAGGAGCATCATTAGTAGGTTCATCTAGTTCCCCATACATGGAATTAAATGCAAACTTATATTTTAATGGTAACAATAGATATTTAACATCAAATTATTCTACGCAATATGTTCAAAATAGTGGACAACATCAATTTTATGTAGCCCCATCAGGCACAGCAGGAAATGTTATAACTTATACCCAAGCAATGACACTAGATAATAGTGGTAATTTAGGTATTGGTACTACTAGCCAGTCTACAAGACTACAAATTACTAATGCAAGCGCAAGTGGTACAGGAATTGTCAATACTTTAAAACTTCAACATTTAGGCACTTCAGCAGATGATGGAGCAAAGATTTTGTTTACTGCTGGTACATCCACAGATGGTGCTGGCATTGGTTCAGGTGGTAAAGCATTAAATTCTGCAAACTTGTTATTCTACACAGGTGGCAATAATGAGCGTATGCGTATTGACCAAGATGGTAAATTATTAATAGGAACAACAACAGCATCTTTATCTTATGGAAGTGGATTAGTAGCGATTAAACAAAGTGGTGATAATGGCATACAAATAGAAATGAATTCTAATAATTCAGGAATTGCTATTAATCAAAACACAACTGGTGGAACATATTTTCAAGTTTTTGGTTATAAATCTACTACTGTTGGTTCAATACAAAC